CGATAGCACCACCACATACCACCTCAGCCGAACCCGACAACACCACATCAATACGCTCACCCGCATTGACCGTGATCTCATCACTCACACCAATAATGGCATCAGTACTAGCAGTAGCGAGTTTGACGCTGCCATCAGTCGCGCCTACCGCCACAATGCGCCGCGCACTAATCGCGGTCTCGGCGGTAAAATTTCGGATGTAACCTCGATGTGCCATTAGTTATTCCCCTTTTGAGTAACATGTGCCACGGCGGCTGATACACTAACCGCAACACCCTTGCCGGCTTGCGCGCGTTGGTATTCCAAGGCTTTAGCGGCGATGACTTCGCTATCAGCATCATCCACAGCATCAGTAGTGGTGGCACTGGGAGTAGCGGATAAAGCCACTTGCTTAGGAAGATTCGCCATAAAGTCTGCAAACCATTGTTCCGAAGAGACCTTGACGGTCTCACTTTTTCCGTTACCTGCACGACTAAACTCCGTCATACTGTCACTGGGTAGGCTCATTGCAAATTCGCACAAGCCCTCCGATTGCGCAGGAGTCAGTCGCCCTTCACGCTTTGCGGTTTCAATCTTGCTTTCCCATTGATCACGGCGTTGCTTGTCACGCACTAGTTTTAGCTCAGCCTTTAGCGCGTTCGTTTGCGCATTAAACTCAGCCGCCGCCTCGGCTTTAGCAGCGCGGGCTGCTTCGGCTTTGGCGGCTTCGAGTTGGGCGGCAAAGACGCCGCCCTGCTGGGCTACTACAGGGGGTTGATTCGGAGTAGGGTTAGTTTCAGGCACGACAGACGCTCCTTTAAAATTAAAATCAATGGACTGCACACCCGATGCAAACTGGACAGGCTTTAACCCCTCCACCGCAGGTGGCTCAGCACCTAGCCACGCGACGTGCCCCACCTTCCACCCACCTGTTGCAATCGGCAGCAGGCGAATAGAACGCTCGTATAAGCGCCCTGATTTAATGAGTTCTGCAAATTGCGGCTCAATATCATCCATCCGCGCCTCTAACACCTCACCGACACGGCGAAACTGACTAGAGCGGGCATAGGCAAAAGGCGAGTACAACTCGTTATGAGTAATCACATGGGGGACAGGATTGCCGGACTGGGTATTGGTAATGATCTGATCTAGGTCATCGGTAGAAAATCCTCGACCGATACCGCGAGAGTCTTCATGGTATCCGGCGCGAAAAACCTCAACCCATTGTTCGGTAGCAGTAGTATCAGGCATGTCCATCATCGTATCTGTTGCGATGAGGTGAGTATGGGGAATGGCGCTAAATAACTAAGTCTCGAACGGGTTCGGGGGGCAAGTATAGAGGGGTTTCGCGGATAGTTTGAGCGGTCATTCACTTACCGTCAAGACACTTATGGCTACCTACTACAGCAGCGTTACTAAGCCTGACAAGCTTCGTCCTAATGATGTTTATATTATGGATGTCATCCCTGATGACTGGGTAATTGATAAAACACAGGGCGAGCCAGACGCCCCTATTATCATCAAACCGCTTCCCAACCAAATAAAAACCATCAGCCGATTGCGCATCAGCGATACCTGCACTCACCTTTATCTAGACGGCTTGAAACACTGGGTAGTAACGGGCGTTACAGACGATAATAAACCTTTGGTGGAAATATGGGGCAGTCACATTGAGTTGCAGCAACTACACCTCAACACTACGCCCAATGCTCAACTGCATTGGACTAATGAAGACTGGGAAGCCTACGCCAGAAAAGGCTTTATGGTGCGCGGCAGCCATGTATCACTAACGCAAAACCGTATCACCAATACCTCGTTTGCTATTGAACTCTATGGCGAGTTTTGCCAAGCCATTCAAAACAATGTACTGCACTTTTGCGGCGATGGAATTCGAGGTCTCAATAATCATCAGGTCATCATGGGCAACCTGACTGCTTACGCTCATGTAGGTAATACTAGGAATCACCTAGATCATATTCAACTCTGGAACTGCACCGCACCAACGCCTCAACAAGGCATACTAACAGGGATGCAAGTGCGTGATAACTTCTGCTATAACCCACCTAACTACGCACCCTGTCAAGGTATCGGCTGCTACGACGGCACGATCACCGACAGTTTATTTGAAAACAATATTGTCGGCACAAACCACCAGCACCTACTCACGCTCGCTAGCGCTCAGAACTGCGCCCTCCGCGACAATCACCTATACAACACCTCGCCCGCCGATGATCGTGGACTCTATCAGGACGCTTGGCTCATGCTGGGTACAACTAAACCTGACCACCCTACTTGCTCCGGTAATACGGTTATCAATAACCACATCCCGCGCCTAGCCGCTCAAGAGGGCGCTGGAGAGTGTCGCGATAACCAAGGGGTCGATAAATACTTGGCGTGGCAATTACTCAAACTACGCACCTCTTTGACTAATGAATCACTAATATTGGAAGCATAATATGCCTTGGACTTACAGCAATACATGGGGTGGGAGTAGCGTTGGCCCCAATTTTACCCGCACGGATGCCTACAGCCCATCGCTAATCAAAACTGGATTAGCGTCGCTACAGGTTAAACCCGGAACAGCGGCAATGATTGGTAATAAGCTCTACGTACTCCCACAAAATACTGATGTTACTATGCCAACATTGGAGGGCGGCAAAGATTATGCCGTCTACTTATGTACAGATAATACTGCTCGCGCTAGCGCATCATTTACTGCTCCAGCAGGCTATACAACTGAAAATAGTCGGATGATTGGTGGTTTCCACTATTCAGCCATTCCACTAGGCGCAACATTGGCAAGTGGGCAATTTGCCACAAGCGGACAAGATGTAATCTGGAATCAAACGATGCTGGATGATATTAAAGGTATCAACAAGTACAGCATCTGGGATTTACACTGGCGTCCGGCGTGCAGCGACCCGCGCGGTATGGTTTACGTGCCGGAGTTGCATATCTGGGTAGACATCTATTTTACAAATACGACGCATGGGCTGGGGACTAGTAGGCATGGTAGTAACGTAGCCTCCGGCACGGTATTGCCACTTAAACCACTATCACGCGGCGGCAATGGTGTAGCAACCTATCCGCAACTGGGGTGGTGGGAAGCATCGGAGATGGCGGCAGTGGCAGGTAAGCGCTTATTAACGGAGCGCGAGTTTAACAATGTCGCCATCGGAGTGACGGAGAATATCAGTTTAGGTGGCGCATCCGAAACAATCCCAATCTCGCAATTTGAGCCACGATTTACGTCAGTACATGGAGTACACCAAGTAACAGGCTGTCATTGGACATGGGGCGAGGATCATGGACAGCGAGAAATGGGTGCTACTGCTTCAGCGTGGGCATATAGAGCAGTAACAGGTACGCCTTTGCGCGGGCAAATCTATACAGAAACGAGTGCTAGTGATGTGCGCGTTATATTAGGCGGCAGCCGTAACGGCAGCTCCCTCTCTGGCTCGCGGGCTGCGAATTGGAACAACTATCCGTGGAACTCGGGCTGGAACATTGGGGTGCGCTGCGCCTGTGACCACCTGCAGCTTGTTTAAGCACGCGATAGCGTGCGTAGGATTTTTATTTTATGGATACACCTACTGACTCAAAAGCGTCATTAATCATCGTAGAAAAGTACGAGAACTTTTTTAACTACCTCTACCCTATGCTGATTAATACCAGTCGACAGCACCGCATATTGCGTGACGTTGCTTTGACCGCTTTGTTGAATCAATACCAGTTATTTCGTGAAGCAGGCAAGAGCAATCAAATCTCAAAACTGTATTTAGCGGATGCAGGTATGGCGTATCTACGTGATCTTTTGCGTCTATTGTCTCACCCTGACCGTAGGTTGATTAGCAGACGACAATACGAGGTGGCGTCCAGCCACCTCGCAGAGTCAGGCGCAATACTAGGGGCTTGGATTAAGACGATGCAAAAGCGGACTCACCGAGATTAAGGCGGCAACCGTAACAACGGCTCCATCTCTGGCTCGCGGGCTGCGAATTGGAACAACTATCCGTGGAACTCGAACTGGAACATTGGGGTGCGCTGCGCCTGTGACGACAAATACTTTACACATTAACCCTGCCAAGGCGTGGTTAGTCGATCACTTCTTGTGGTCAGCTCGGTAGTCCGGCTTAGGCAAATACATTAAGAGGTTCAGAGAGCGGTGAGTAGGTTCGCTGAAAGCCGCACTGACATAGTAATGGGAAAAAAGTACAAGCACTTATTTGAGAAAATTATACAGCCTGATAACTTATGGCGCGCTTTTCAAAAAACCGCGCGAGGAAAACGTACTACATTGGAGTACTTGGTTTATCGTCAACAGGAAGCTAGCAACCTTAAAGTGCTTCATCAGCTTTTGCTATCAGGACAATACCTGCCTGCCCCGCCGCGCCAGTTTCAAGTATTTGAACCTAAACTGCGAGTGATCGATGCACCTGTGTTTACCGACCGCATCGTACAGCACGCGCTGTGCAATATCATCGAACCCCTTTTCGATAAGACCTTTTTACCGCAAAGCTACGCCTGCCGCATCGGACGAGGTACACATAGCGCCGCCCGCCAAACTCAAGCACTCATACGTCGCTTGAGCAAGCGTGGGCAAGTCTACTGCCTAAAGACCGATTTTAGTCGGTACTTTGCCAGTATTGACCGCGCCCGACTGCACCAAGCGATTCGGCAGAAAATTAGTTGCCGCCAAACCTTAAACCTGATTGAAGCTATTGTGCCACCCACAGGTACAGGCTTACCTATTGGCAGTCTTAGCAGTCAGCTCTTTGCCAATGTGTACGGCAACATCGTGGATCAATGGTTAGTGCATACGGTGGGTGAAAGTCGCTTTGTGCGCTATATGGACGATATTGTGATCTTGGCGCATGCGCCGGAGTACTTGCACGCCTTACGGCTTCGGCTAGCTTGGTTTGCTGAAGCTGAGCTGGGCTTAAAGTTTTCACATTGGAGTGTGCAGCCTATTAGTCGTGGCGTGAACTTTGTGGGTTATCGCATTTGGACAACTCATAAATTGCTACGCAAAGCCTCGGTGCAACGTGCCAAGCGTACTCTTAGGCGTTTACCTGTTAACAGTGAGGCGCGACAAAAGTTTCTCGCCGCATGGCAGGGTCATGCCAAGCATGCCGATAGTTACAACCTTAGACAGTACTTAGGAGTTTTATGAAACCGCTTTATAACAGTCGTGCGGATATTGACGCTGCACCTGAAGAGACCCGCAACACTTTATTAAAAATGCTGTGGTCGGTTACGATCAATGCCGCAGGTGTGCGCAATGACAGTCCTATGGG